AGAACGTCGACGTCAGCGTCACAAACATCCTCGGTAATATAGCGAACATCGCCACCGATGCGGATGTGCTCAGCCTGGTCTACGCCAACCGCGTCAGGCAGATGAGGGCTCGCGTGAAAGAGCATCTCGGGAAAACCATCGACGAAGCCAACAGCAAATAACCTTTATGGGAACCAAATCCATCCGCCACATCGTAGAGGCCACCTTGGCCACCTACCTCTCCACCCAGACCGGGCTGACCTCCGTGGCCTTCCTGACGGGCGACAGCGCCGCGACCCAGACCCTGCCCAAGGCCGTGGTCCTCTGCGAGTCCGCCCGGAGCCCTGCCGACCTACCCGAGGGCGAAGGCAACTTCAGCTGCTCGGTCCGCATCACCCTCTTCTCGAACGCCGACGACACGACCCTCGCCGATCACCGCGCCCGCTGCGCCGCCCTGTCCGGCAATATGCGCGATTTGACCAGCATCAAGGCGGCCTTCGTCACCTCGACCGACGCGGCCTGTTACGACGTCACGATGCAGTCCGAAGACGAAGGCATCGACGAGCGCTCCTGGGCGACTTCCTTCTCGTTTGACGTGCTGGTGGTTCTGCCCGCCTAAGACAATTCCAAAGCCTGCAATTACAAATGGCCGCCATCTCAAACGGAACCACCTGTATCTACGGAGTCGCGGGTACTGTCACCAACCTCTTCGTCCAGAGCTACAGCCTCTCGTCCTCGTTCAACGCGGACGTCACGGTGGTCGACGAGACGGGCATCACCAAGACCCACCGCATGGACGACCGTAAGTCCGAGATCACCATCGAAGGCATCGCCAAGACCTCTTCCATCCCGGTCCTCGGCGCCACGCTCAGCTTCACGGTCAACACCCTTTCGGCCTATCCGTCTGGTTCGGCTTCCGTATCCTTTGTCGGCACCATCACCAAGATTGACGACAAGGGCTCGAACAAGGGCTTCACCGCCGTCACGATCACGGCGATTGATTACGAAGGCATCACGCCTGCCTAATTGACACCCCCGAAAAGGGGGCAGTCTAGAGGACAGTGGACCGTCGCTTCCTTAACGCCTACGTCGACCCGGCTCCTTTCAGGATTGTGGGTCGAACTCTTTACCCCTGGTGCCTCAAGTATCGGGTGCGTCTGATGGCCTTTGACTCCCCGCTGGTCACCGGCTCCCGCGGCATCACCCCTGCGGACCTAATCTTCGCCTGCCAAGTGTGCGCCGAAGAGCAGCTAGGCGACATAGGCTGGCGAGACCGACTTCGCATCGTTATCCTAAGCCATCACCCCGCCAAGTTCGAGCGCCTGCTTGAAGCCTTCGCCGGTTATATCCTCGTCCAGGACTGGCCGAAGTTCTGGGAGCAGTCGAAGACCAAGTCAGGGGGCGGCGACAAGGGCGTGCCTTGGCCGCTAAGTATTGTCGCTAATTTAATTGCGTCAGGGGTGCCCGAGCAACGGGCGTGGGAGATGCCGGAGTGCCAGGCCATCTGGCTCAACTCCGCCCTGGCTATCCGCAAGGGTGCGGACGTGGCGATCATGTCGCCCGAGGAGGAAGCCTTCATGGCCGAGGAGGAAGCCAAGGAGGCCGCCGCGGCTGCTTCCAATCCTGCAAAGGAAAGCACCCCCTGACATGGCCCAAGACCTGACAGTCAACATCAAGACGACCTCCGACGTCCCGCAGGCGATGGACAAGGCCAAGCAGGCGACGACTGGTTTCGGGAAACAGGTCGAAGACATTGGCAAGAAGTTCAGCACTTCATTCAAGGACATCTTCCTTTCCTTCCTCGGGCCTATGGCGCTGCTTACCGGAGCATTGGCTATTATCGGCAAGATAATTGCGGATAACCAAAGGAAACGCGAAGAAGCCAACCAGGCAGCCATTGACGGAACCAACGAGCTGATGTCCGCCGAGGACAGGTACTACGCCAACAAAAGGAACAACGAAAAGAAGGATAAGGAAACCGTAGAGCAAGCCAAGATTAGCCGCATAGAGATTACCAAAAGTTTCTTAGAAAATGACCCTAGGAGAAAAGAAGTCGTTGATGATAGAACATTTTACAGTCGCAGTCTAGACTACATTGCTAGCTTTAAAGAGGTTCAAGACAAGGTCCAAGCCATCATCGCTGAGGATATGAAAAAGAACCCTCAAAAAGCAGCGCTTGTTTCTGATAAAAAAGCCGAATCAAACTTCAAAGGCCCGGAAGGCTTCTCCAACGTGATCGGCGTCGGACCGAACCCGGTCATAGAGGCCATGGCCCGCCAGAACGAAATCGCTTTGGCGCAGCTCGCCGAGCTCCAGAAGATCTCCGGCAGCACTCCCGCCGGTCAAGGCGACTTCACCAAGGGCAACCAATCAAAATAATTTATGGCTATCATTGAACAAGGGGACACCCTACTGACTGGCATCCTTCAGCCTGGGTACAAAATCCAGACCGACGGCTACGGCCTTACCACTGCAGTCGGCGTATTTAAAGTCGACCAAGGCGGCACGTTCGACTTTGCGAACCGCGGTCAGACCTTCCCGGCTTCGGGGTTTTCATATCTCAAGGCGCATAAGGCTACCATGTCCTTTGACGCATTGAGCATTGCAACGGTAAGTGTCGACTACGTTGGGATTGGTCCTGGTTATAATAGCGGAACCCGCACGGACCCGCAGATCACCGGCTCGCAGGGCCTGACCTCCGAGCAGATCACGACCCACCCTAACTTCTTCGAGCTGGCTACTGGCTTCTCTGGAACACCTATTGCTGGCGTCGGGACTAGCCCAGGAACTAAGGCTGACCCAAACTTTCAAGCCATTGCCGGAACTAATCCCACGGAATATGGAGGCAATAATGGCTCAACGTTTGAAAGCCCTAAGGGACGCAAGTTCATGGGTTTCAAGAAGGCCGAGTTTAATGACTTCTACGGCAAGACCAACTACCTTGCCCCGCAGTGTTCTCTCTCTGGCGTTTTCTACACTAGCAGCTCGGCCTTGGTCATCAACTTGCGGAACGCTGTCGGCAAGACCTCCGGTGATGGCTCTTTTGCCTCAAAGAGCTTGGTGCCGACCTACATGGGAACGGCCTTCGAGATCAGCGGCAAAAAACAACTGCTCCTGGCTCAGGTATCCTTTGAAGACTTCGGCCTGCTCTACAAGGTCCAGTATGAGCTGCGTTTCAACCGCGAGGGCTACAACTCGGCGGTCTACGCTCCTGCCTGATGAAGATCCAACCCGGAGTCGGCTATAACTTCGACTCGTCGTCGCACGGGTTCACGCTGGACACGTCCGACCCGTTTCCGTCCGCTACGACGACAGTCACCGGCCACCCCTTCAAAATCGTGAACGTCGCCCTGCGGACTTCGGGCGGCGCCACGACCGTCACCTATCAGGTCCAGTCCGGCACCATCAATAACCTCGTCCCTCTGATTGACGACTACGTCAGTAGCACCGAGGTCAAGTTAGACCGCGTCACGTCTGGGGTGGCCAACCCTCCGACCGGGGAACTGGTCTCGTCGAATTACGACGCAACGACGAAGACCTCTTACATCACGCTCCGGGCTGGGCCTAAGACTGCGGCTCCTTACACCTACCCAGACGACGACGATACAAGCAACCAATACCCGGTAATTATTGGCGGCAATGTGGCACCTTCTACCCCCGACAGCGACACCTGGGGCTTCCTTGTCATCGGCACGATCACCGTCGACAGCATCACGGCCCCGACTACCTTCACGGTGAACCAAAACGTCACCGGCTCCCTCTGGGCTGACCGCATCAAGGTCAACGGACGCACGGCTAGTTACTACTACGCCCGCATCTGATGGGCGTCCTGATCGGAGCATCGGAAACCAACTCCACTTGGGGTCGCAACCGCACGCCCATCTTCAGCACCTACTTCGGCATCGCCGGCGGAACTCACAACAACGTCGCGACTGACGGCTGGGCCTCAGAGGCCAACACCTTCTTCCGCTGCGCTCAGTGGTGGAACTCGGTAAACTGGACAGACTCTGGCGGCATCGCCCAGGTCGGGTTATACGGGCCCTTGGCTTTCCCTGGCACGCCGTTCCCCCCACTGACATCATTCTGGGTGGGCGCCTATAACACCGACCCGGCTGACACCTACGCCCCCAACTACCTCGACGACGTGGAGGTCCAAAACGTCTGGGTAGGTCGGGACGTGGTCATTGACGCGACGACCTACACGATGGACTACTCGGCGCTTAACGGCGTCACCGGGTCTTTCCAGACGATCACGAGCTCGACGGACGTGGTTTCCTTCGACCTCTGACCCCCCCCCCTTCCAATCGGGGCAAGGGTAGACCCGATGAGCTGCACCAATCAAGTAACCGTCTCGCAGGG